ATGTGGTTCTTAGTTTGATTAGGTCGGATTGGTTTGAATCCGATATTGGTATCATTACATATACTGTTGCCTATTGCAAGGCTTCAATACAAACTTCTTCTTCTTCCCTTGCTATCACTATGTATATTAATGTTTACATAATGTAACAATAGACCCTCGTATCGATTACATAAAGACATATAAGCCAATCAAAAAGAATCAATAATAAGAGAATACTATCAAATAATATTATATATATTATGAGATCTTAGTTATATCAAAGAATTTAATGAAATAGTCTTGATTTTTCTTGATTTTTTTTATTTTATTGATGGGGAAAATGGTCTTTTTGTATATACGTAAACCCCTTGAAATTTTTGGAACTAAATTTTTTTCAGGAAGGCAGCAGTCTTCTTTTGGTCTTCCTTGGTCTTAGTGTTATCTTAGTGTGTCTTTTTAGCTCCCCTCTCCTATAGTGCAACCTAATAAGCGTCACTTATGAATCCATCGGTAGATACATTAGAATTTCTTATCTGAGTAATGGACATACCCATGGCTGATTGAGATATTGTGTTGTTTAGGAGAGAGTTCCAGTTATCTGTGTGTACTGAGAGAAGTTCATCTTTTCTTTTAGATATATTTAGGTCTTCATTTTGAGCCATATATTCGGTCCAGTAGGCAACTGCACCTGCTAGGGAATCAACGAGGTCATCATGTACTAGAGAACCTTTATGTCTTGATATACGAGATAGTTGATAGACAAGTTGAAGCTTTAATCTCCGCTCTGGTGTTTCTTGAGAGTTAGAACGGAAGTCTTTTTCTATTACCTTTTGGTCGATTATTAGTCTATGAGAGTTCATTACAGGTTCTAAGGTATCTATTATTCGCAGTTCTTTAGTCTTATTGTTCCTAACGTCTTCTAATTGGCAGGGGTGGAATCGCATTAGGAAAGGTTTTAGAAGTTCAGCGAACATACCACCACCAAAGTTTTGTTCTACGAGGATAGTATTGATTTGATTATCTCTAGCAATCTTACTAATCTTCTCCAGAACAGCGTCAGAATAGCCCCCAGAGAGTCCTAAACACTCAGTTACGTATAAATTACCATTAAGCATCTTTACACAGCTTATAGCGGTCTGGTCTTTTCCCTTCCCTGAGGGGTCAACGAACATAACTGAGCCTGTATATTCTATGAAGTCTCCGAATTGTTGAGCAGGTCGGTAGAACCTGTCGCCATTGAAGCCTACACATTGCAGATCGGTGATTACATATTCGGGAGAGTTAGACCAAATTACTTTTTCTGGAGCAAATTCTTTGTTTATTGGCATTATCACAAGGTCATTTATTTTTAATGGGTAACGATCTTGGTCTGAGAGGGTTGTATCAAGCTGGAATTGCAGGTTAAAGCCACTACGACCATAGGAAGCTTCTCTTTCCATAAGATCCTGTGCAGAGAACCTAATCGGATCTACAGGGTCTTTTGGTTGGACTAGACCTTCTGTTAATTCCTTGAGGATTTTAGGAGCAAGTCTATCTCCGTAGTTGTTTTTTAATTCTGGGTAACGTGCAGTCCATATTCGTGTTTCATATCCTCTTTCTTCTAGTGTTAAGTACACAGAGTTTTCTACTTGAGGAGTACCTAAGAAAGTAATCCGACCATTAGGTTTTAGTATCGCTTCAAATTCTTTTACAGCTTCGGATAGTTTGTCTCTCATGGGTTGAGTGAAAGAATTATTAGGAACTTCTACGTCATCAGCAATTACTTCGTCTGCCCTAGCTCCTGACATCTGCCCTAAGACCCCTCTAGAAGAGCAAGAGGGGGCATGGTCAGCTTGTGCTGGCCTTACATCAAAACTTACTTTACTATTTCTCTGGTCGTCACTAGGAATCAATCCAGCAAGTATTGGCATCTCATTGATAAGACGCATAGTAAAGGTCGTAAAGTTATCGGCCCTGTCTTTACTGGCAGATACTACAAGGAACTTTAGTTGTGGGTTCATACGAAGTCGCCACACAACGTAAGTAGAAGTAATCCAACTCTTACCTACACCACGAAATCCTTGAATGATTTTACGTCTAGCACCATATTGTAGGTATTCAGCTATATCTAACTGAACAGGAGTAGGATCTGGTAGGTTTAGATGTCTCCAAGTAACGATTAAGAAATATCTAAAGTCTTGTAGTTTTTTAGGTAAAGGTTGCAATTATAAATCAGCTACAGGAACAGCATCTAGGTCTGGTAAGTTCTCCATTAGTTCTTGCATAGGGTTTTTCTCTACAGGTAAACACTCAACACCATTATCTTTTAGAAATTGTCTCGCTACGTTTAGATCACCAGCTTTTGCTTCACCACTTGTGATCTTATCTGTCAGTTCTTTAGCTAGAAGTAGGTGTAACTTTTCTAGGATCTTAAAATTCTTATCCATGAGAACTACGTTTTAAATTAATATAATCACTTTTTAGGTCTATTGCCAAATAAAACATACTTAAGTTTACCTATAAAACCTAATTTCTTTTGATTTTTATAGCGTTTTAATTGAGATTCAATCTTGTGTAATTTACTTTCAGTATCAGAGATTCGAACTAAAGCTGCGACAAGTAACATATCTTGTAGTCTTATTTGTTTTACAAGATCACAACAATAATCTTTGATTACAGGATCAGGTAATTCTTTTACCTCTCTGCATTTTATTTCTATTTCAAGCTCTACTTCGGGAGGAGGATTACCAATAAGAATATCAAAAAATTCTTTATGGGTCATTAGTTCATTTTAGGAAATAATTTTTGTTCTAGTAAATCAACTGCTCTGTCGTCCAATGTATTGGAGGTCTGCTTACATATTGACCGCAATAAATCTAAGATTAATCGTTTACATCCTGTCGTAGAAAGGAATCGTAATAAAATAGGCTTTAGTATTTTGTACATAATTAGTTTTTTTTCAAACATAGCATACGCTATTGGATCTTGCCTTCCAGCCTACTAACCGCTTGCGATAACTTGTTTAATCTAGTGTAGATGTCAATAATTGTTTTTTCTCTTCTGTTGCTCATGTTGGATAGCACCATAACAAAAGCGGTAGCTGCTGCACCTATTAACGCTCCATAAACCTCTGGCATTGCTTAGTTATATAATTATGTATAGTATGACTAATAAAACAAGTTATGGCAGATAAGACAATCGAAAATAAAAAGCAATTAGATGATGATAAACCTGACTATCAAGAAAAGATAATGTTTTTAGTTAGCACTACTGCACAAGGAGCTATTCTTGCTTGGTGTTTGATCGTCTTATCTCTTGGATATATTAAATTACCTAATAAATTATTTGGTCTTGATATTCCAGACCAGCCTAGAGTGGATAGCACTTTTGCCGCAGGTTTATTAGGAAATATTCTTGCTGGATGGGGTGTTTCTGTTGGTGCTGCTACAGGTGCAAAAAAGAAAAAGAAAGAAGGAGAAGCAACTAATAATACAAACACAAGTGGACAACAAACTATAATTATAAAGCAGCCAATAGAATTAATTACAAGTAAACCTGATGTTATTAAAGTTGACTCTACAAAACCAAAACCATGAAAAAATTATTACTACTATCTTTGTTTGTATTTAGCCCTGTATATGCCAATGGAGTTCCTTCTTGGACTACTGGTTCTAGTAACAGAACAGAAAATACTACTCAAACAATAACAAGATCTGTAGTTACAGAGAAATACGGAGCAGCGTTAAATACTTGGGAAGCTTCAAACATAGAAGTTACAAGTGCTTCTAGTGGTGGGATAGCACATTCAGACGCAATCTTTACACCAAAGACTGTAACTTCTGATTGGTCTTTGTCTGTTACTACCAGAGCAGCAAACCAAATGACTGAAAAGATTACACAGAATGATGCGATTACGACTACAAGCGTTATTACTAGCCTGTCTGTGTTTAGCCAGTAACCAAGCAAAGGCTGAAGGCGATACAAACGTACAAGCTCAACCTAATGCTGTTGGTAATTCAAGTATTATCAACCAGAATATGAATATCAATAATGGAATGACAGGTAAGCAACAGTTTGGAAACTTAATTTGCAGTCAACCCACTATGGCTGTAACTCCTTTTTATACAGGTAATGATGCTCAAGGTGAAGAAACCTATAGCATCAATGAAGGTTGGGGTGTACAAATGTCTTTTATGATTCCATTAGGAGATAATCAAACTTGTAACGAGTTATCCAAAGTAAAGCTAGACTTAGCCAAAGAAGAACTAGACAAGCAAGTGCATGATAAGCAGCTAGTTCGTATCTTGAAGTGCGGACAGCTTCACGCATCAGGCTACATGATAAATCCTAAATCTAAGTTCGCATATATTTGTAGTGATGTAATCAATATACGAAGTTATGTAAAAGCTAATTCTTCTTTGTTTGAAAATCCTTAACCTCTTTCTTTAGAACCTTAGTAAAGATTTTTTTAAATATTTTTTTGATTTGACCTAATACTGCTTGCATAGCAATACCACCTCCAACGCTGACAATACTTGCAGTACCAGCAGCGATTACACTTGACGCAATTACTTCTGGTGCTGGTATTGGCATCTCACCGAAGAATGGTACATTAAAAGTACCTACAGTTTCTAATGAAGTATTTTCTAAGTTTTTTGGCAGGTTCGTTGGGATCACTTCTTGCTTTATACCTGTTACTTCCTCGTCTTGCTCCTCTTCTTCTGAAGAAGTTTTTGCCTTCTCTTCTCCCAAGCCCGACTGAACTTGTTCCAGACTCGGTAAAAGAACTGGATCTAAATAAGGTATCTCCGCTACT